GACGGGTCAACGCTGTTGGCGATAGAGCCGCCGTTGGCGATGGTGTCAGCGTCGGTGTCGCCGAACCATGCCAAACGCCAAACGAGGTCAACATAGAGGTCGGTGAGCAACGGGTAGATCACCTCGCTCATTACCTGGGTGCCGGTGAGGTCACCGATGGGGGTGCCGTTCTTCAGTGCATACTCGGCGATAGTGCCTTGCATATCCTTCCAGCACACCTTCAACGGGGCCTCCCAGCAACCGAGCGCCCAGCGCTTCAGTTGGTTCTCTGGTGCCCAGCTCTCATAGGTGGGGTCGCAGCCGCAGCCAGCAGCACCGATGGGGTCACCCTTGCCGATAAGGCCGACGGGGTCACCGGTCTTGGCCGTAACGACACGGAAATAGTTCTGGACGCGCTCATCACGCAGGGTGTCCAGGTTAATCAGCTGACGCAAGTCGCGGATGTTCTCGGGCGAGAGCGTCAAATTCTCAAGAAAAGTAGCCATTTTGTTCTCCTTTTTGTTTTATTGTTTTTTACTTCTTGTTGCGGTTCTTGGAGGCTTCAAGGCGCTCTTTGAGCCAATCACGCTCTACGGCCTGTTCTGCCTTTGCGGTAACGGGTTCCCTCTTCTCGGGGACAAAGGTGGATTGGATGTGGGCGAAAACCTTGTCGGCACCGCCTGCCATCTTCACCATGTTCAGCACTCGCAGGTCTTCAGTGGTCTTTGCCTTGGTGTTAGCCTCGGCAAGACGTTCCGTGAGCTCGGCGACCTGTGCCTCAAGCTCGGCGATGCGGGCTTTGTAGCCTTCAATCTCCTCGTCACGGGAATCTTTCTCTGCCTGTTCGTCTCCTTCCTGTCCATCACCTTCTTCGGCAGCCTCGACCTGCTCTTCGGTATTTTCAGGCTGCTTAATGTCGGTGATGACTCCGTTCTCAACCACGATGGTCGTTCCGTCGGGCATCAGCCACTCACCATCGGGCTCTGCATTGTCGCCAATAGCAGGCGCACCTTCCTCACGGTCGATGGTGAGGATGTCGCCAGTGGCGGTGTTCAGTTCCATGGCCATGATAGCGGGTTTCTCAGTCTCTTCAGACTTAAACACACTCTTCACGGCATCAATTACTTTGTCTAGAATACTCATATCAGTGCAATCGTTTACGTTGTGGATAGATTTCGCGGAAATCGGCTGAATGACTTCGCCAATCAGCCCAAGGCGCAGCGCCTCGTCAGTGCCTATCCATTTGTCTTCGGCCATAAGCGCCTCCATCTCGTCACGGTCACAGCCGCAACGCTCCACATACAGGTCGAGGATGCGGTCTTGCTGTGCCTTCAGCTCCTCGGCTGCCTTCGTCAGGTCGTCAGCGGTTGCCGACATACCGATGAAAGCGGGATCGAGCCACGGGTTGTGTACGAGGATTTGGGCGTTGGCGTAGGCTTTGCGGCGTTCCTTCGGGGCTGCCATCATGATGACGGTGGCCATAGAGGCGGCAGAGCCTTCTACGGTGGTGGTGATTTCCTTGCCTGTGGCACGCAGTCGGTCGTAGATGCCCCAACCTTCCATCACATCACCGCCGTCGCAGTGGATAAGCACGTCAATGGCGTTGTCTGACTGCGGTATAGCTTCGCAGAAAGCGGCAACATCGGTGAATGACACGCCGCCTGCCATGCCCCACAGCTGGGCGCACTGCTTTTGGCTGTCATTCTGGATGTCGCTATATATTTTTAGTGTTGCCATTTCGTGTACTTTCGTTGTTCAATGCGAAATTACACGAAAAAAGAAAGGCGGGACAAATTTTCCCGCCTCCGTCGTGGGTCACAGCGTGACCTTTTTCTTGAACTTTCTCGCTATGCGTTTGATGGTTGCCTCGCTGATGTTGTACTGCTGCGACAAGTAGGCGAGCACCCACACCTTCTTGTGCCCTTCCTTGGTGAGGCTCTGCCATTGCTCGAAGACTTCCAGGTATCTCGCCTCGTTGGGAGATATGCCAGCCTCGTCACATATCCTCAGAATGGATTCAGCGGATTTTATCAGTTCGTAGCGTGTCATGTCCTGCTCATGTCTTCGATTACTTTGACCCTGTTCCCCACATCGCTAATCTCACGCACGCTGACAACAGGAGACGGAGCCATAGCGTACCCTTTGGCGATAGCCGCTGCAAGCATGTCCTCGCCGAGCTGCGACTGCACGCCGCCAGTGACGATGGGCACACCTCCGCCCAACTGGTTAAGGGCAGAAAGCAAGGGAGAGAACAACGCCGTAGCGTTGGCCGTCATCACGCTCTCGCCGTTGGAGACCTGTGCGGTGATGCTGTCGCTCGTTCCCGTGCCGGGGCCTTGGATAAGACCACCCTTGGCGAACTTGGCGGATTTCACCGTAGAGATAGCCGTGGCGATGTTGGCAAGCACGGTGGCTACCGTAGTCGCTATGGCGGCGATGTTGCCGGGGAAAGGAACGGACTGCGCCTGTGCCACACCTGCGGCGATGGCCTTACCGGTGTTGATGGCGATTTCTGCAAGGGCCAAAACTTTTGAGATTTTGGCGAACCCTTTCTCGTCCTCACCCATTGCGGCGAACACCTTGCCGATACCGCCAGCGATATTCTCGATGGCATCAAACTTCACCTGCTCCACCTCGACCTCTTTTTCTGAAAGGCTCTCCTTTGCATCGAGGTAGTCCTGTTCCAGCTGCAGTCTCCTAGCGTTGAACGCCTCAAGGGATTCCCCTTCCATTTGGCGGGCATTGTCACGCATCCACTGCGCCTGCTCGAGTTTTATGCGCTCCTGCTCGAGGGTGTTGTCTGCTGCCTCCTGCAGGCGGGCGGAGAACTCGTTGGTCATTGCCTGCGTCAGTGCATCGTTCAACTGCTGCTGATACTGGGCTTCTAGGTCTGCACGCTGCTTCGCATACTTGTCATAGACCAGCTGAATGAGGTAGGCTCGCTCCATCTCGTCCTGCACCGATGCCTCGATGCTGGCCTGTTCGGCCTCCTGTTGTGCATAGAGCTGCTGCTTCTTCAGCTGCAGTTCCTCTTCGCTGCCTTTCTTGACGACGGCCAGCTTCAGCTCGATGCGCTTCTTCTCGGCCTCGACCTGTTGCTTGGTGTATTCGTCGTAGTTCTTGAGCAACTGCTGCTGCATCCTCTCGGTGGCCTTGGCGATGGCTGCGGCCTCACGCTCGGCATTTGCGTTTGACGAGTTCGATGCACCCGATTTGCCACTGCCCGACTTTCCTTTTGGCGTGCCCCCACCTGTTGGGGATGCACCACCACCTCCACCAGCCGACGATGAGCCGCCAACCGATGTGGGCAATTCCGCATATTGCGTTTGTTCGGTGTTCAGCGTGTTGTTCCAGCCGATGGCGAAATTGTTGGCGGCATCAGCACCGAAACCCCTTGCATTGACGACTGCAGACTGCCATGCACCCTTGAGCCCCGAGGTAACGGCATTCCACCCCTTTTGTATCTTGTCGGTGTCGAAAGTGAAAGCGCCAGCGATTATGTCACCGAAGCCCTTCATGGACGAGCCCAACGAGGTAAGGCTGTCACCGATGAGGCTGGCGAAGTGTTTCCATGCAGACCACACGGTGACAACGGTGGCGGTGAACATCTGGGCAGAGCCATTAAACACCGTCTTGGTGAAGTCCCACACGGCGACCATGCCGTTGTATATCCTGTAGATGGCCTGCAGCACGACAAGAAGCAGAGCCTTGCCGTAGTTCTCGGCTTTCTTCTTCATCTCGTCCCAGCCTTCGGTGCCGAACAGGGCAAAGGTGTACTTGTTGATCTCTTTCTGAAGGGCGTAGGAAATCTCAAGTTGTTCTCCGTATTCTCCCTCTGCTTTCGTCAATGAATCCAATGACATCTCAAGGTCGGCCAATGTCTTGATTTGCGCCTCGCCAGCGGCAACACCCTTCCTGCCGAATACGTCACTGATGATGGCACCTGCTTCCTGCGAGTTCTCAGACACGCCTTTCAAGTGCGTGCTCACCTGCTGGATGGCTTGCATCATGGTGATGCTGCCGTTTGCCAGCTTGTTCTTCATCTCGTCCGCATTGATACCGATGCCCCTCAGTGCGTCGGCAGTGGAATTGGACATGTCACGCAAAGACTTGCTTGCCCTGGTAATGATGTCGAGGCCTTCCTTGCTGAATAGGCCAGAGCGCGTCTGCTGGATAACGGCAACAAGCTCCTCGGCACTCAAACCCGCATCCCTAAGTGCAGGGGCGTACTGCTTGATGTTGGCGAGGAAATCACCGTTAACGTCGGCACCAGCGGCAAAACCTTTGGCGACGAGGTCTGAGGCCTCCTGCCAGTCAATGCCGAACTGCGACACAAGGGAATCCACTGCCTGCAGCGTCTCCTTGAAGTCCTTGCCGAAAGCGTCAGCAATGGCTTGGATGGACGAGCGGATGGAGTTAAGGGCTTCGCCACTCTCGCCAGTGAACTGCTTGGTCAGTCGGTTGGCCTCGGCAACACCCTCGTTATAGTCACGCCAAAACTTGAAGGCCGCGCTTGCGGCAGCGACGCCGGCGATGGCGAGGAAGACGGGGTTGGTCATCAACGTCATAAGGGTCTGACCGACGGCCAGCGCATTCTGGCTGACGATGCCCAACGCCCCTGATGCGGAGTTGGCACCCGCCGTGAGGTTGACGAGCGATGAGGCGAAGCGGGAGTTGCCGGTGATAGCCTGAGTGATGGCGGCTTGGTAGTTGCCGACATTCAACTGCATCTTGCCTGTCTCGGCCTGCAGCTGCTTCATGCGCTCATAGACCTTCTTGGACTGCTCGATGTATGCCTTGTTCTGCTCACGCTCGGCAGCGGACATCTCGTTGATGCGCTGCTTCATCTCCTTGTAGGTGGCAGACAATTTGTTGTACGAGGCAGTGTTGATGTCTATCTGCTTCTGCTCGGCTCGGTTGTACTCCAGCTTCTTCTTGATTTCGTTGGTCAAGACCTTGGTTTCCGTCTCCAGCTGCTTGACGACGGTCTTGTTGGTGGCCATTGCCTCGCCATACTGCTTCTCGCTGATAGTCCCAGCCTTCAACTCATCGTTGAGGGTCTTCTGCTGGTCTTTGAGCTTCTTGATTTCTGCAAGGTACGTCCCTACGGCCTTGATGCCGTCCTGGTAGTCCACGGTCAGCCTCAAGATACTTTCGACAGCCTGTTGTCCTGTTTGGTTGGGCATTTAGATTTCCTCCATTTTTTTGAGTTTCAAAAGTTTTGCCTTGGCCGTGCCGTTCTGATGCAGTTCGCACGACAGCAGGGCGAAATATCCGTTATGCTGCTTGAGCCATATCGGCTTGGTTTCGTCAAGCGACATGAACTCAAGGTCACTCATGAGCACCGTCTCCTCGATGTACACAGGCCGCTGCATGGTGGCTTGCAGGTCGTAGTAGTAGGTGGAGATAATCCGCGACATGAAGAAGCCGAAATAACCCTCTGCCGCGTCATTCAGCCCAGACCGCATGTGGAGCACACGGGGGCTGACCTTCTTCCACTTGGTCTTCCCGTCATCAGAAACATACATGGGGACGATGTTGCCGTCGGTGGCGGCAAATGGGAAGGTGATGATGTTGCGCTCGTCGTCGATGGTCTCGTCGTCCACATCGATGCTGCCGTCATAGTCACCGCTGACGGTGTCGTCCTCCTTCCACCTGAACCAGTTCTTTTGTGCCCACCCGTCAGGCGTGAAGCCCGTCTTTGCGGCCACTGCCATGTCAGAAACGGAAAGCAGCTTGTCAGACCAGTCCACGGCGCGGCTCCAGTCGAAGAGCTCAGACACCTGGCGGAGGACAAGCGTGTCCTCGGTAGAAGCCTGCACAGGGAACGCACCCGTCACGGCACACAGGAACTTGATGAGGTCGACAAACTTGATGTCGGGAAGGTTGCCCTGCACGGGGTACAGCTGCGTGGGCTGCACCTCATTGACTTCGCCCGTGATGTTGTTGATCCACACATTGCCGCCATAGACATGGATGCCGTCCCCAAGGCTATAATCCGCCTCACCGTTGTTGATGCAGGTGAGGCGCAGCGTAATCCTTTGGTTGGCTTCCACATCTATCGGCAACGACCCGTTGATGGTGAACCCCACCCTGCCGTTGTTCATCTCCTGCACCATGAACGTCGTGCTCTCGGGGATGATGACACACGAATGGGTCTCACCGCCGAAGAGGTTGACATCAAGGCGGTAGCCGTATTTGCTCCTGTACACAGGATAGGCGACTTGCACCAGGTTGTCGATGTACATGTAGATGGAGAACCGCAGGATGCCGCTGAAGCCGATGTTGGCAATAAGGAAACTCTCGGGAGGGTTGGCCTGTGGCTTGATGATGAACGAGGTGTTTTGGGTCTCGAGGTTGATGGCGTTGGTGCCTCCCGTTCCCCACGATGAAGGCTCGCTGGCATGCGCCATGTACCCGCCGTTGAATGTGGTGTCGTTGGGTATCTTGGTGATGAGCGGCACAATCATCTTCGGGATTTCGTTGTAGGGGTCAACGAAGTCGATGGTGACGTTGTGCTTGGCCTCTATCTGGGCAAGCAGCCAGTCCATGCGCACGCTCGGGTGCAGGTATGGCGTGGCGGGGTCTGTGCCGCTGGTGTTCCACGACCTCGACTGGAACTTCACCGTCATGTGGTAGGTGCTCATGAGGTCTTCGTGGCGCGTCGTGTCGAGGGATGCGTAGAACACCTCGGTCGTCGGGTCTGCCGCCGTGGTATACGGCGTGAGGTGCGGTTCCTCGTAGAACTCTATCGAGGCCTCGGTCTCGAGGTCGACGAGTTTGTCATTTCCACCAAACAGGGTATCCACGACACGCTTCATGCCCCACACGATGACAAGCTGGATTTCGTCACTGGTGACCTCTACGACGCTGGCCCTGCCGCCACTTATCACGGGCAGACCGTCACGGTGGTAGTCGGCGCTGTGGAAGACATACGGCGCATTGCTGTCGAACTGCACGATGTCGGGGAAGTCGAACAGTTTGCGGTTGTGCGCCGTGGCGGGGATGGTCACCGTCAAGGAGTGGTTGGCATTGAACGACGATGCCCCGTTGAGCACGTTGCTTACATGGGTCAGCGTCACCTCGGTCTTCTCGGAGATGTCCGCCAGCGTCCCGTCGATATATAGCTGCTGGTCTATCATAGCGTCTGAACGGGTATTTCGGGAAGGATGATGTTGCACAGGAAGTCCTGCTCGGGCTTCTTCACGTCTTTGGTGTATGAGCCAGGCTCAACGGTCACGGCCGTCCACTTCGAGGAACCGCCATACTTCCCAAGGTACATGTCAACACACGGCGATGTGGTGATGTCCTGCAGCATGTCGAAGGTGTCCTGATCCACGAGCGGCGCACACAGGGGCTGCACATCGTTTCGGGTGTACGACTGCCGACGGCCAGCGCTGCCCTGCCACCCGTAGCGGTTCGCATAGTCGCTATAATGGTTACGATACCATGCACCAAACCGTGATGCCGCCTGTCGGGTCTGGTTCCCGGCCTTGAAAAGCCAGTAACGCCAAAATCCGTGGCGGTCTATCCAACGCAGATAAACCCCTTCATCGTGGTCGTCGGTCTTCACGGTGTATTCAATAACACTCACTGGGTGCCCATTATGCACGAATGTGCGACTGATTGGGAACTCTTCGCCGCTGTCGGTGTCCACCACCACGTTCACCATTGACGGATAAGCGGGCACGGCTATCGCCTCCTCTTGTCCGACAATGATATTTCCCGCCAGCGGTGCATAGATTCCAACGGTAAGCGGGAAATGCTTGAACCATGTGATGTCCCTAAACATGACATAAGATTCCTCTGCACCAATGGCAAATGCTCCCCAAACGCAGAATATAGTCACGTTGAACTGTGCCAGCGTCGTCCCTGTGCTGTCAAGCGGCATGATGGTAAGGCTGACGTTCCGCCCGAGCTCGCTCTGCTTGATGTCGGTAATGCCATCAAGGTCTTTGCCCATCTCAAGCCCGTCAAAGAACGACTGCATGAATTGGCGGAGGTCAAGCGTGCCGCCATTCGGCGTGTGGTACACGGCTGAATAATATCGCCCGCTGCTGCTGACATACACCCTTGTACGCGCCATTGTCCCCACAAGCGTGAACAGGCACGGGCTGAAGACCATACACGGGTCATCGGGATATGTCAGTGTTATACCGTTGATTGTTGCTGTTGCCATTACTTGTTACTCCTTGATGTTTAGTTTGATTGATTGCTCGATGCTTGCCTGGAATATCCTCCCGAGGCGTTCGTTGATGCGGCGCACGGCTGCAGGTATCTCCTGCGAGTACACGTCAGCCCTGCCGCCGTTCCTGTAAAGCCGCGTGCCCTGTGTGGCGATGGTGTGGCTGATGGCACCAGCCATGTACATGTCGCCTCGCATCTGGGCACTCGGGTATTTGTGATGACCTGCCCGCTTGTACGGCATGGGATCGGCATGGATGCCCTTGGCCTGCATCCATCGGTAGATGATGTCACGCATATTGCGAGGGACGGCGCCCGCCTTGCGCCCCGTCTCCAGCGTGCCGAACGCCTTACGGCCATACAAGACCGCCGTGTTGCCCTCGACGGTCACCTGCGTGGATTCCGCCGTGGCTCCGCTTGCCCACTGGCCTGTAGAGCGTATGTTGCTGATGATGGCAGCCTTCAACGCCTGCATCTCCTCCATGAGGATGTTGTCGATGCCGGTGCCGCCGATGTATGTGCCGTCGCCTAACATGTGCCGTTGTCCTCAATCTCCAGCGTGAGCATTACGCCAGTGACGATGCTCGCCAGCTGGTTGTAGATGACGGAGTAGTTCCATGCGGACACCTGACCGAAGTGGCCGCTCTCGTTCGCCATGCGGACGAATGTCACAGCAGCCTCTTTCATGCGCTCGAAGACCTTTCGCTGGTCTTCGCCGTTGGCATCCCTCGGTACCTTGTCGAAGAAGGCTATCGCCACCTGCTCACGGTCATACACACGCCCGTTGTGCATGCGCATCACACCGCCGATGGGAAGGATGTGCGCGATGGCGGGCAGCTTGGCGCGGCTCACGCTCTGGTCTACATCCCACCAGTCGTCGAAGATGTAGTTGAACGCCTTGAACGGCGCACTGGTGGCAATCTCTCTTATTGCTTGGTCTATCGTCATTTCCTTTTCCTCCCTTTGGCCTCACGCAGCGATATCTCGTTCAGCCGCTTTTCGTATTGTCTTGTTTTGTTGTCCATGTCCATGCACTTGTAGATGCGCAGCCAGGGAACACGCAGCACCTCGTCGTGGTCGGTGATGCCCATGCGTTTGGCGAACCAGTCTATCATGCCGAACAGGCCGAACTGCAGATTCTCGACACCCGCCTGCCGTTCCTTTGCCGTGGGCTTGTGGGACACTCCCTCAAACAGGCGGTTGATGGCCTTTACCTGCTGACCCACCCACGAGAGGAAAGACACCACATCCACGGCACGGCTTTTGTCGGTGGCCTCTCGGTCGTAGCCCAACACGATCTCCGTGATGCGGTAGTCGGCATCGCCGCCTTCGGTCTGCCCGAGTTCTATCAGCTGGCCTATGGTTAGGCCGTTCAGGTTCTCGGGGCATTCCTTGTCGCCGACATAGGACGGCCTGCCCAAGTCCTCGGGGATGGTGTAGCAGCAGTGCCTTGCCACAACCCGCCAATATCCGTATGTGGTGTTATTATCCATACTGGTAGAGGTAAGTGTTGTGGTATTTTGCCGTGCCTGTCCTGCGTTGTTGCAGTTTCGCAGTAACAAGGTAGCGCAGCGCGTCAAGTGCATGGTCGAAGTGCTCGCTTTTCGCTGGCTCGTTCTTTAGTTCACCCGTCACCTTGTCCTCTGCCCATCGGTAATTCCGCAGCTCACGGATGATGTTGAGAGAACGTTGCGTGACGTGCAGCTTGTAGCGTTGCACGACCTGGATGCCGTTGCGGACGCTGTCGGCACCCTTGACGGATGGCTCGATAGAGCGGATGCCATAGTTGCGGATTTCGGCGATGCTCTTCGGCTCGGCACTATCTGCCACGATCACGCCGCCCTTGCCTCGCAAAGCCTGTGCGATGCGGTCGTTGGTCAGTCCCGGTGCGTAGAGCTCTTCGTCAATGTACAGCTCACCGTCCATGATGTACACCGCCACGATGCTTGTCGGGTCTGCCTGGTAGCCGAAGTCAAGACCACGCCCCACAAGACGTGCGTTTGCAGGTATCTCCTTGCATTGTTCCCAATCGGTGTAGATTAACCCCCTGCGGTTGCCTGTTTCACCAAGGCCGTACACCTTCCACCATCGCTCATCGTTGCGGTAGGCCTCGATAGCTGCGATTTGCGTTTCCCCCAGGTACGGGTTATCCAAGTATGTCGTCACTATCTCGGTGGTGTCCTCACGGGTGTTGAGGTTTTGTTGCTCATACCAAAACTCGCTGTCGGGGTTCCAGTCGATGATGATGTTGCGGGTCGTGCGGACATCCAACTGACGGAACACCTCCCAGTCGATGCGGTTCGCCTCGTTCACAAACAGGATGTCCCTGCGTGAGCCTTTGACCTTACCCCAGTTGTCAGCGGCAAAGAAACGTATCTCGCTCCCGTTGGGGAACGAGTAGATGCGGTCGGTGCGGTTTAGTTCGTAGTTACGCCCTTCGACAAGCTGGTCATTGGCTGCGATGATTTCCTCGAAGTCGTGCAGTGCACCACGCTTGAGGTGCGGCAGCGACTCACTCACCACGTCAAACGTGCGGGTGATGTACAGGGCGATATTCAGCATCATCTTCAAGATGCTGTACGTCTTGCCTGAGCGTGTGCCGCCCTTGTTGGCGATGAGTCGTGTCCCTTTCGCCAGCTCGTCTGCGGTCACCCCTGCAATAGTTTC